TTAAGAAACTTTCTGGTTGATGCCGCCATTCAATATCCACTGATTCACCGCACTCTCTAAATATGCTTTTGGGTGAGTGCGAACCGGCTTAGGGAAACAGTGTTTGTTCTGGTAGGTGTACATGGTCGATCGTGACGAAATGCCAAGCTTCGCCATGACCTCCTTTTCAGGGATCAGGTTGATATCTTGCATAGTTACCTCGGGAAGGCTGGTGGGTTATTCAGCTGGTGTAAAAAGGCGCTGATAAATTGCGGAAACATACTTTGCCTGGTGGATAGCATCGGCTAAGGCGTTGTGGCGCTCGCCGTCAAACGGCATATCACGCTTTGGATCAAAGCCAACCTCGCGGCCAAGCTCAACGATAGTGCGAACGTCCCTGTCGTTGTACCACTCCCACGGCAACGGAACGCATTCACGCTGGTAAGACTCACGCAGGATCACGTTATCGAATACAGCGCCGTTCCCCCATACGCGCAGGCTACGGGGATTGGCGACATTGGCTCGGATAAACTTATTCAGGTCATACAACGCTGACAGCAACGACGGCGCACCGTCAACGCAGATAGCCGCGCGGGCTTCGCTGCTTTGCTTCATCCACCAAATAATCGTATCGGCGTCAGGTGTCGCCTTACCGGCCATGACGCTTTGCAGGTCTACGGCGGTGTAGAACTGCTCGCCAAGCTCGCCGGTGTGCGGATTAAAAAGCACAGCGCCGATAGTCAAGATAGGGGCGCTGGGCTTCTTACCCAGCGTTTCAAGGTCAAGCATCAAATGGTTCATCTATATTTATCCTGGGTGTGAGTCGTTAGTGTCATGGTCAATATTCCAGTTTCGTATCGTTTTTAAGCCCGCGCTCAGCACAGAGCTTGACCCAAGCTTTTTCTGCGGCCTTAGAGAAGAATTTTGCCCGGCATGATTTACCCTTGCTAATGGCCATAAATCCACGGCTGCGATCCGTAAGCGTTTTATTGAATTCTGACGCTGCGGGGACAAGCACGTCATACAGATAGTCAGCAGCTCCCATCTACTCAACCCCCTCTACGGCCACAGTGAACCCGGCGTCGCGTATAGCTTTGGCGCACTGATCATGTGTTCTGTTCTGCTGCTCAAACTGCACCTCTACGATGCGAGGCGGATTGACCTGTCCTGATACATCCCAGCGCTTCGGCAACCGCACCGGCGTAGCCAGCTTGGCTTCCAGCTCGGCGATGCGCGTATCGCGAGCGTAAATGACGCTTTCTAGCGATGCCGACTTGCGCCGCTCTGTATCTACATCTGCCTCGAGCTGAATAACCCAGCGTGCCAGCTCGCCTTTTTCATCACTGCGCAGGCTCAGATCTTCGAGTAGATATTTATCGATCATCACAGCCCCCATTGCGCATATCATCAGCAAAAGACAAAGCCTCTTGGCTCGCAGTTGCCCAATGCCGCTGCGCTTCATAATCTGGGAAAGTTTCGTCACTAGCCCACGATTTGAATGCGGCCGCCAGCTTCTCTACACCTCTGACCTCCGCCCCTGCTATGCACTTATCCTTCGCTTCCAGCTCTGCCAGCAGGGCGGAGACGTACTCTTGCGAGTAGACCGCATCGCCCTTTGCCTGCCCCATGCTTTCTGCGATAGCCACTACATCCGCGTTCTCTTCGAAGTAATAACGATCGTGGTGATGTAGTTTCCACGCCACCGGCTTGCTCAGCGTATTGTCCATCAGCCAATCCTCACTGGAATGTATGAATTCAACGGAATACTGAGAGAGTCACCACAGCGATATTTTAAAGTGATATTTTTAGGGTTGGTCTTAAAACGAACGGCTTCTAAGACGTGGTATTCGGCATCATCCAGGCGATCCCAAACATGGGAGCCTGGAGTAACATTTCTTGCTCGGGTTAATTTGTAACGAGGCTTTTTCATTTTTCCTCCTGGCGTTGTGCTGGGATAATTCCATCAACCGGCAAACACTCATACTTAGGTGGCAACTCTTGCTGGTGGATATCAGCAAGACAATTAGAACGGTCTGGATATACCCAGCCCTGCGGAACGTAGTCGCAAGGCTGGTAGGTATAGCAGACGAGAAGAAATAGGCCGAACATGAGGCACCCCTGAAAAGATTATTTATCTATTACGCAGTTGTAATCATTGTGGGTAAGCAACAGCCAATTATGGCCGTCGTCTCTTGAAAGTAAGCGCCAGCGTTTATTTACACGAAAGGTCAGGTACTTCTTGCCATAGGTTCTTTTGGGGAATAATCGACCGGCGCGGAACTGTTTTAATTTCTCCAGCGCCTTCGCAGTAATCCACAAAGGCGCATTATTCAGGTTGATGCTCATTGGTCTTCACCACTCGCAACCTGGGGGTGTTGCTGGCGGTATTCGTTGAGAATGGTGTTAATTTCTTCTCGGGTTCCTGGAAGGAGCAGTAGGACGTCACCTTCTTCACGAACCATTGGCGCAGCATCATAGAGCAGTTCACAGAGTCGGCGGGCGCGGGTAGCGTTGAATTGTGGCTGGGCGACGCTCTTAGTGATTTTTTTCTTGCCGGACTCTTCGGCCTTTTTCATTAAGCGCGCGGCTTCACGGTCGGCATATACGCCATGCTCGCGGTTAATTTGAATAGCCAGGGCATAGTTAATGGAACCAGCGCGCACCAGGCTCTTGATGTAGGGGCTGCATTCCTGCAATTGCAGGTGCTGGAGGATATCGGACTCAGAACGCTTAACTTTCTTTGCGATCTCCGCGTTAGTCCACCCCTGATTTACCAGGCGTAGGTAAGCCGCACCGCGCTCTATAGGGGTAAGCGCAAGCCCTTGTGAACTGGTGACCATGAAGGCGATTTTATCGGCCTCAGTACCCACAAAATCCTTACACTCAAGACGCGCCACCTCATGCCCGGCTTCACTTGCCAACAGCGCACCGTGGAAGCGGTGGTGACCGTCGATAACCTTCACGCCTTGCTCGGTCACTTCAACCGCCAGTGGTGGTATATATTCCCCCGCAATAAACGCATCCCTAAACTCTTCAACGTGCGCCTGATTTAATTCGCGAACGTTATAGCCATCTTCAGCATAAATTTCATTGAGTGGAACCAGAAACGTTTTGCGGGTAGTGATATCGGAACCGATGCTTTCTTTTGCAGAATAACGCTGACTTAAAGTTGCCATAATTATCTTCCATTCTGAGGGGGTGAAAATGCTTCACTATGCGCCACACACGGCGGCGCATAAGACTGCACTTTATTTAATTGAGCCTTCATAAACCGGGATGATTTCGAGCTGGTTTTCCAGGTCTACGACGATCTCAGTAAAAGCGTGCTCAACGATTTTTTTTGGTTCGATAAGTTCGTACCAAAGTGCTAAGCCGCCGTCTTTCAGGCGGTAGCGGATACGGGCTTCAACCTGGTAACGCACACCGTTGTGGAATGGTGCGATAGCCAGGCTGATTTTTTCCGGCAGGGAGGTGTTACCACTTCCTGATTTTTCATCGCTATAGCTCATTTGGAACGTGCCATCTTGCAGGCGACGCACCGATTTGAATTCAGCTTTGCGGGTTTCTTGGAACGCCAGCACCATTTCCAACAACGCCGTACCAGATGGGCCTTTGTAGTCATCGCTGACCGGCGCGATGTCTTGGATGTGGTTTTCGAGGAACTCGGCAAAGTCAGTCTGGTTCATCGCGCGCTTATCGCGTGCTGCCCATTCCTGCCATTCATCGGAATACGGACAGTCGTAGACAGCGCGATGGTTTGCCCACTCTGGTGAGTATGCCGCAGAGTGGTAATCCAGTACGGCCTCAATGCGGGTTTGCGATTTGTCGGCGAAGATTGCAGTACGCTGATCAGCGAATTTTTTAACGTAGGCAATCAGCGAGGACGCCGAAAGAAGACGTACCGCCTGACGAATCAGCGAAGGTTGAAGCTGAAAATGCTCGAGCGTTTGTACTTCATGGTTGTCAGGAACCACAGCTACCGGGATATCCGTTTTTGGCGTGAACGCGGTCAGTGCCAATTCCTGAATTTCGCGTACTGAGCCATTAGCGAGGCTTGTAAGTTCTTGCATGCTATTTTCCTTAATTAATATTAACGTTGCTGGCTAAATTAATTAGCCGTGGGCTTGCAGCTTAATAGGCGCTGCGGCGGGGGCTGTATCAATGACTTTCAAATCCATTTGCACTTGAGATGGATCATCACGCATTAAATCGCCATCGGCGGTTGAGAACATAATGGTGTCAGCCCGATCCAGTTCAGGAATGGATTTCTTGACGTTCGGGGTGATTTTCATCGTGTTTTCGTCGCGGCTGTTCAACATCTGGCAATTCAGCGTCAAAGTAACAGCGCCTTTCTTGCCGGTTTCGCGAACCATTTTAATAACCTCGGCCAGCGCTTCGGTAAGCTCCTGGTCTAAGGTGCCTTTGTTGATATAAGCCAGCTGCTGGCTAAAGGGAGTACATTTGCTTTCAGACATACTATTTCTCCTCGTCACATACAGAGAAGAACTCGGGCCGGGTGACGCCCTCCACGGTTAAATGGATGCCTGAATTCTTCTCTCTATGAAAAAGGGCGGCTCGCCTACGAACATTATCTTCATCCTCCTTTGGGTTGGTTGAAGCTCGGCGGCCGCCAAAGACTACACACAGCAGAGATTTAGAGCGGGTGACCTTTCTGGCAGAGGATTTTGCGCAGACGGGCAAAGAAGGTGAGGCGAACGGCCTGCACGGATGGGACAACGCGCATACCGTCTACAACGATTGTGTTAGCATTGTGGTTGATCATGTTGAATCTCCGTTCTACTGGTCAGGCCCCGGCAAAGATTGGCGTCTGCAGCCGGGGCTATTTATTTCAGAAGTACCAGCGGGCGTAGCTATTCAGCAGGCTGGCTTTATTGCAATGGCCATAAGCCTTGAATGCTCGGCGACGCTGTGAGCGCAATTCCCGGCGTGCTCGGCGGCGAATGCGGTTAGTCAAAACAATTTTGCGCATAGATAGTCCTGCTATTGCGCCCCGTAGGGCGCGGTGGGTGTTAGTTGTCCATGCGTTCCAGCGTTGCCCGGTGGTTTCCCTGAAACGTCCAGTCGCGTTTTTTTCCGAAATATCCGGGGATCTCATTCCCACTAAGCCAAACGCCATTGGCAATGGTTGTTTTTTCTGGCCCCATGTCGTCGCGGCAAGGCTGTGAAATGTGGCGCACGCTCGATATTTCAAACAGCGCACCGTAAAAACGGATCTTGTCACCAACCTTTAGATCGATGGTTCGTATGCTCGTAGTCATCGTGTAACCCTCTGCTGTAGTGGTTTTATGCCTACCGCCCCACACTGGCAGCGGCAGGGTAAATCCACTTCTTCCCTAAAGAACGTAACAGGTCGGTCCCTCTCGGGGTCTGTAGGTGATTGCGTCGCTCACCCGAAGCGTGTTCCTGTTGGCTTCCTGCCTTTCCCGTAACGTTTGCGGCGGTGTTTTGCTGGTGGCGTTCCGGGTTGATGGGGTGAGTATACGAATTGTATTTTTATCTTGCAATACGGAATGTATACATAAAATGCAGAGGTATACGTATCGTAGTGATTTTTATTGAAAAATTATTTGTGCAGAATTCGCCCTAGAGTGAGGGAGAGGGGTTTCTTTGAGGGAGGGAATCAGGAATTAGGAGAAAGCCCAGCATTGTGCCGGGCGTTGATTAAACCAAACGCATCATGGTTTGGATTGCAACTCCGATAATCTTGCAGTTGCCGTTGATCTCTTTCATCGGCCATGCAGGGTTCAGACCTTTAAGGTATTTTTGCCCGCCGTCGATGATGAGTTTTTTGAATGTGGCTTCATTGGCGTCAACCATCTTGGCTATAACGAGGCTGCCATTGACGGCCTCACGACCCGTATCTATTAGGACTAATGTCCCTTCAGGGATACTGATCCCTGTTGGCGCTGTCATAGAGTCGCCATCGACACGTAGCCAGAACGCCTTACCGAAAACTTTTGCATCAGACTCGAACCATTCATCGATCTCATCGACGGTATACGGCTCCATTGCCTCAGCCCAAGCTCCCGCTTGAACCCAACTGATCAGCGGATACTCCCTGCCTTTTTTATAAGGCCCAGCAAATTTAACGTTTGAGGTTTCGGTGTGGTGCGAAGCTGGCTGAGAATTGCCAGGGTTAACAACAAAATCTTTCAAACCAATAAAATTCATTATGTTGGCGATGATTTCTATCCCTGGCTCCCTTCTGCCGTTTAGCCAGTGACTGACGGCACCTTTGGTAACCCCAAGGTGCTCTGCGAGTTGCTCTTGGCCAATGCGCGATTCCTTCATTTTGGCCTTGGCTGCTTCATACCATTTCATATTCATTCCTGAATTATACGGTTTGTATAGCCACTATCGAGACACAATATGTATACTTCACTTGCGATCAATAAATACGATATGTATACTTCGTCGAAATAGGAGGCACCATGAACAACATACAAGTGATTCGCAAGCGCCTGGGAATTACGCAGTCAGAGCTGGCTCAACTTGCTGGATGCACGCCGGGTGCAATAGGCCATTACGAGGCCGGACGACGGAGCATGGATATACAAACTTGCCGCAGTTTTGTGGCGATTTTTAACAAGCTTGGCGAGCCTGTTGGGTTGGATGATGTTTTCCCCCCAACAAACCAACGTGAAACAAGCCCATCAATTTGATGGGGAAAGTATTACGCAATTTTCAAGGCTTAGTAACCACAGCCCGAGGAGTACAACTGTGTCACAGCAAAAAGCGCCGGACTGGCAGGCAGAAAAACAGCCTGAATGGGTGGTCAATTCCGCCCGAAAAATCATCACTGGTCTGCCTGGTGGCTATGCTGAGGCTGCACAGTGGCTGGGGGTTACGGAAGACGCGTTGTTTAACCGTCTTCGCCCAAACAGCAACCAAATTTTCCCGATCGGCTGGTTCATGGTTTTACAGCGAGCTGGTGGCAATACCCACTTTGCCGACGCTGTATCCCGCCAGTCTCGCAGCGTGAACGTGCGTCTGCCCGAAGTTGAAGACGTCGATCGAGACGACATCAACGCGAAGCTGATGGAAGCGATTGAGTACATCGGCAAGCACTCCGAACTTGTCCGCAAATTTACCGAAGACGGCGAGATAGACGCCGCTGAGCGTAAAGCGCTGGACGCCAATACCTACCGCCTGATGGCGACATTCCAGGAGCACATCCTGTTGCTCTATAGCGTGTTCTGCCCGGAGGAAGTAGCCCCAATCCACACAGCGAAATGGCGCGCCCCTATGCCGTAGGAACTGCTGTATTTCACAACCGGAGGGTAAGCGTATGCAGCCTGCATCGTTTGTTCGAACCGCCATGCCTGCGGTGTATTGCCGCGAGGATGCCGCATGGATTCAAGACCAGCTCGGTAAGTTACCGCACGGGCAGCGCGGGAAGATTGCGCACGCCTACGAGGAGGCTTACCGCACAGCGTTTGACGCCGAGGAGGTTTCTTACCGGCAGGAGAACGCAGGCCGCAAAGCGGCTAACACGCGCCTACGGCTGTACGTCGAGCGGTATTCGCGGGCAGGCCAGGGCATGACAACCGCGCCACCGCTGGTGGGGCAAAACAGGGTAGCGGCATGAATTTTTTAGCCGGTGTTTTTTTAAACGGGGGAGAGGGGAAGGGTAAGAGGGGGAAAGGGGGGTGATCGGGTTGGGGTGTGGGGGAAGGAACGGGCTTTACCAGAGAGAAGATCTTTAAGGGATCGAGTGTTTAAAAACGCCAAACGGACATTTAGACGGCTAGACGATTAAACGAGGAGATAACGATGACGCTTACAATCCAGCCACGCGAAAAACAGATAGTTGCACTGAACATGCTGCGCGCGGCGTGGAAGCAATACGCCTCGTTCATGATGTACGCCCCGGTCGGGTTCGGCAAAACCGCAATCGCGGCGCTGATCGCCAGCGGGTTCATCAGCCGCAACATGCGCATAATGTTTGTGGCCCCGTATACCGTCCTGCTCGATCAAACCGCCACGCGTTTTATTGAGTACGGCTTGCCAGCCGAGGAGATCGGCTACATCTGGCGCGACCATCCGGCCTATGACCCGAGCCGCCTTATTCAAATCGCATCAGCCGATACGCTGATCCGCCGCGACTTCCCCGACAACATCGATCTGCTGATCATCGATGAGGCGCACCTGAAGCGCAAAAAAATGCTGGAATTCATCGACGAGCTGACCGCTAAAGGCGTGAAAGTGATCGGGTTGTCCGGTACTCCGTTCTCGGCCTGGCTGGGGACGTATTACCAGAAGCTGATCAAGCCGACGACGATGAAAGAGCTGATCGCTATCGGCGCGCTGAGCAAATACGAGTTTTACGCCCCATCGCATCCTGACCTGAGCAAAGTAGAAACGTCAGAGCAAGCAGGCTATGGCCGCGACTACAAAGAACAGCAGGCTGCAGATGTGATGAGCGACCCGACGCTTGTGGGCGATATCGTTAAGAACTGGCTGGAGAACGGGGAAGACCGCCCGACCATTTGTTTTTGTGTCAACGTGGCCCACGCAAATTACGTGACCGTCGAATTCAGCAGAGTGGGTGTGACCGTTGAAGTGATGACGGCGGCGACGCCACACGAAGACCGCCAGATGACCATCCGCCGGTTTGAACAGGGCATCACGAAGATCATCGTCAACGTCGGCGTGCTGGTGGCCGGTTTTGACAGCGATGTCCGCTGCATCATCTACGCCCGTCCGACGAAATCAGAAATCCGCTGGCTGCAATGCCTTGGCCGTGGCCTGCGTACTGCGCACGGTAAAGATCACTGCCTCATCTTCGATCACACCGGCACCGTGCATAAGCTCGGCTATCCCGACGATATCGAATATGACTACCTGCCTGCCAGCTCTGACGGGATGGAGAAAACGCCCGCGCGCGTGGTTAAGACTGACCAACCTGAGCGCCTGCCGAAAGAATGCACCCAATGCCACTACGTTAAGCCGGCGGGCGTCTACATCTGCCCGAAATGCGGCTTCAAGCCGATCGCTGGCGAGGACGTAGAAACCGATAAGTCACGCGGCCTAAAAAAAGTGAAACAAGCCAAGGAGGTTGTCACCAAAGAAGTGAAACAAGCCTGGTGGAGTCAAATCATCTACTACCAACGTATGCGCGCCGCCCAGGGCAAACCGGTTAGTGACGGCTGGTGCTCGCATGTCTACCGAAAAAAATTCGGGGTATGGCCGCAAGGGCTGTATCACGCACCTATGGCCATCACACCAGTGGTGAGCAACTTCATCAAATCAACGCAGATTGCCTACGCAAAATCTAAGCAAAACGAAGGGAAAGCCGCATGAATACCAGACAGGCAGCTATCGGCCATTGGCCGAGAATATTCGAGTTTTACGGCCTACCCCCGGTAACCGGTAAGCGTCACTTTAAGGGGGAATGCCCGCTGTGTGGCCGCAAGGGTAAATATCGGTGCGACGACAAGAACGGCACCGGCTCCTACATCTGCGCATGCGGCGCAGGTGACGGCTGGGCGCTCCTGACCGGCTCAACTGGCAAGGATTTTAAAACGCTGGCCGCAGAGGTCGATAAGCTGCTGGGCCGCGTCTATTCGCCGGAAGAGGGTTATCAAGCTGGTGGCCCTTCATCTGGCATAGCCTCGCAACGCCAGCGCGTGAGCTGCAAGTTTGCATCGCTGACCAGTCTGAAAGGCACCGGCGCAGACCGTTACCTGAAGCTGCGCGGTATCACCAGTCTGCCACAAGACAACGTGCGCTACTGCGACCGGCAGCGCGCAGCGGGTGGCGAATACCAATCCATCTATGCGCTGGCAACGGACGACAAAGGCGAACTGTGCTACCTGCACCGCACCCTCCTTGACGGCGATAAGAAAGCCACCGTAGCTGGCGCGCCGAAAAAAATGATGAAGCTGCAAGAGGACAGCTATCTGGAGCACGCCAGCTCGGTCGCTATCCGCATGTTCCCGCCGTCCACCACGCTGGGCATCGCTGAGGGAATCGAAACTGCGCTGTCCTGCCATCAAATCACGCAATGCAACACTTGGGCGACGCTGAACACCACCTTCATGAAGAAGTTCCGCGTACCGCGTGGAGTGCAACGCCTGATCATCTTTGCCGACGCAGACAAGAACGCATCCGGCCATGCTGCGGCGTTTGAGTGCGCCCGCGCCAATCTGCTGGCAAAGAACGATCTGCAACAAGTCTCAGTGCGCTGGCCGAAATCCGGCGACTTTAACGATCTGCTGCTTAACGGCTCAGAGGTCTACGAGTGGGTATTCCACCGCGAGGAAAACAATGAAAAAACCAACTAAGCCGAAGCAGTACAAGGCGAAAAAGTGCGCCCAATGCGGTGAAACGTTCACGCCGGTGAAGTACCTGCAAAAGGTCTGTGGCCCGCTCTGCGCTATCGCATACCAGCGTGACGCACGTAATCGCCAGGCGGAAAGGGAACGCAAGGACAAGCTGAAAATTCGCAAACTGGCCGTTAAGCCGCTGCGCTACTTCATCAACCAGGCGCAGACCGAATTTAACGCCTACATCCGCGAGCGCGACGCCGACGAGCCATGCATCAGCTGTGGGCGCTACCACACAGGCCAATATCACGCAGGGCATTACCGCACCGTCGGGAGTCATCCGGAGCTGCGCTTTGATGAAGATAACTGCCACAAGCAGTGCTCGGTCTGTAACAACTTCAAATCCGCGAACCTGAGCGAGTACCGCCCTAACCTGATAGCAAAAATCGGGCAGGCACGCTTTGACCGGTTAATTGGGCCACCGCCGAAAGTCGGCAAGCTGGGCCGCAGTGACTATGAGCGCATCCGCGACACGTATAAAGCCAAACGCAAAGCATTGAAGCAGGAGAAGGCAGCATGATGACCCCAAAACAGAAACGAGAAATCAAACACAACGCCTGGGCGACTGTTGCCGGTGTTCCTCGCAAGAAATACCTGGGCAAGTACCAGCGCCTGACCCGGCTGCAAACATTGTGGATCACCTCGCTGCTGAACGCCTGGGGCGATATGTACGGCGGCAACACCGATGGGAAGTTGAAGTGCAGCGGCGGCAGTGGTGTATGGGGGCAAATCATGCCTGAGCAGTGGGACGACGAAAGCGCGGCGCGAATTGTGAAGGTGCTGGGCGACCTGCGCAAACTTGGGTATCGCGGGGAGGAGCAGTTGAAGAAGGCAACCACCATTCTTTGGCCGCACCGCTCGCTTGAGTCGATGCTGGTGGCTGCTGACGCTGGCGAGGAATGCGACTTCATGGAAAAAGCGGTGCTGGCGTCGATGAAGCACGATAACCCGGTCTACATCATCGGCAAGCTGTTTTACACGGGCCGGAACAACACGGTCTCGGTGCTGGGGCGCTATATGCAAAATCATTACGCGCCCTGGCTAACGCGCGATCAGGTGGATGACCGGGTTCGCTGGTGCATTGAAATATTCAATTCTGCGGTGTTCGTCGCCGTTCATGCGGCTATCTGCATCGAAAATGAAGAAAAATGCAAAAATAGCTTGAAAATAGCCAAGGAAACTGCATAATACAGGTATGCTTTCGCGAAGCTGTACCATCAAGCGATGCAACAAAATGACCCGCCTCGAGCGGGTTTTTTTATGGAAAAATTAAAGCGAAGCCTCATCCAACATTAACCGGTGTCCCAACTGAGGGATTGTGTCGGCAGTGGGGTGATGGGGCTTCGCCTTAATGTTTGTGAAGTGGGCGGCGGAGAGGGTGAGGTAACACCCCTTCCGCCAGGTGCTCATGTCAATGGTCACAAGCGAACCTTTGCCCGTGCTGCGAACAGCAGGACGAGCGTATCAACTAAGGGCGCTTATGATTTCAGAAACACGTCTTATCAACGCTGACACAACAGCGTTTATCAAAACCCTGCCGGACAACTCCGTAGACCTGATTGCAACCGACCCGCCTTACTTCCGGGTTAAATCCTGCGATTGGGATAATCAGTGGAAGAACGAGGACGAATATCTCGCCTGGCTTGATGCGTTGCTGGTGGAATTCTGGCGGGTGCTGAAACCGAACGGTAGCCTTTACATGTTCTGCGGTAGCCGGTTGGCGTCCGATACTGAGCTGCTGGTGCGCCAACGTTTCGACGTACTGAGCCATATCGTGTGGGCTAAACCCTCGGGGGCTTGGAAGCGACAGCACAAAGAAGGGCTACGGGCTTTCTTCCCATCGACTGAGCGGATCATTTTCGCCGGTCACTATGCCGGGCCTCTACAACCGAAGGTAGACGGCTTCGCCGCGAAGTGTGGAGAGCTGAAGCAAAACGTCTTTAAGCCGCTGATTGATTATTTCAGAACGGCCCGGCAATCCCTCGGCGTGTCAGCGAAGGAAATCAACGCGGCAACAAAAACGCAGATGTGCAGCCACTGGTTCTCAAAGAGCCAATGGCAGTTGCCAAGCGAAAAGCAGTATCAAGCGCTCCAGGCGTTATTTGACCGCATTGCAAAAGAGCGGCAGCAGGCTGGTGGATTGAATCGGCCACATCATGAGCTGGTGCGAGAATACCGGACGCTGAACCGCGAATATTTGGAATTGTGCCAGGAATACCGATCGCTCCGGCGCCCTTTCGCAGTTACGGCAGCAGTTCCCTATACCGATGTTTGGAACTACGCGCCGGTGGCCTTCTACCCTGGCAAGCACCCTTGTGAAAAGCCCGCCGAAATGATGGAACATATCATCAACGCCAGTAGCCGCCCCGGTGACGTGGTAGCCGACTTCTTCATGGGTTCTGGCTCAACTATCAAGGCAGCTATCAAGCTGGGCCGTATCGGTCTGGGTGTAGAGCTTGAGGCTGAACGGTTCGAACAAACACAACGGGAGATATTCCCGGACAACTGAGCGACCCCGGCATCTGCTGGGGTTTTTTGTTTCTACCACCCGATGATCGGGGAATGCCCCGACAGGGGGAGGATATGAAGATGCCCTGGAAGAATGAACCCAACATCTTATCAATGCTGATCGCTATCGGGATGACGTTTCTGGGGGCCATAGCCAGTTACTCATTCAAGGTGCTGAACGGGGAGGTATTTAGTTGGCGGACGCTGCTCCTTCAGTTCTTCGTTTCCACCTTCGCCGGTCTGACTATGGTGATGGTAGCGCTGCATTATGGCTGGCCATCGGAGGTTATGGGCGGCGCATGTGGCATGGCTGGCTGGTCGGGTGCATCGCTGATTAAGGCGCTGGAGCGTCGTTTCCTCAACAAAGCAGGCGAGAGCAATGAATATAAGTAAAAACGGCATTGAACTGATCAAACGGTTCGAGGGCTTGGAGCTGAAAGCGTATCAGGACTCGGTAGGCATCTGGACTATCGGCTACGGCTGGACGCAAACGGTAGACGGTAAAAAGATTGCGCCCGGCATGAGGATCGATCAGGCCACTGCCGACCGGTTGTTGAAATGCGGCGTTGTGCAGTATGAGCAGGGTGTTAATCAGCTTGTGAAGGTGCGCATCACTCAGGGGCAGTTCGACGCGCTGGTGAGCTTTGCCTACAACCTCGGCCTGCGTTCGCTGAGCACATCAACGCTGCTTCGGAAGTTGAACGACGGGGATAAGCAGGGTGCAGCGGACGAATTCGGCCGGTGGGTTAATGCTGGTGGCAAGCGGCTGGATGGCCTTGTCACGCGGCGAGCGGCAGAACGTCGGATGTTCCTATCATGAGCTGGCGGTGGGACGTAATTATCAAGGCGTGGCCTGTGCTGGTGGCGCTGCTTGTTGGTGCGCTGGTGCTCTATACGCATTCACTACGCGATGACCTGGAGAAGTCCAATAGGGAACTCGGCTCGCTGGTGGAAAAGCTGGACACCAAAGATGCAGCGCTGGTGGCGATGAAACAGGCATCAGATGCTGACAGGCAAGCGAGCGCCGCGCAGTTGGAAAAAGAGCGGAAACTAAGAGGGAAGGCTGATGCAGAAAACAAAGCGTTGCGCGAGGCTCTGGACGCGAGCGGCTGTAGCAACAAGCCTCTGCCTGGTGCTGCTCTCAACATCCTGCGCGGACAGGCCAAAGCCGCTGAGCACGCAGATGATTTACGTCCTGCCGCCAGCGGTGCTGCTGCAACAGTGCGATGACGCGCCGTTCACTGGCACAACGTTCGGTGATGCAGTGACAGCGCTGCACGCCAAACAAGGCGAAATGAAGGTGTGCGCCTCACGCATGGAGGCGTTAATCAAGTGGGCGCAGAGCGCCGGGAGATAGCATGCCACCGAAAACACCAAAGGCATGTCGCAAGCGCGGATGCCGAAACACCACGACAGATCGCAGCGGATATTGCAGCGAGCATCAAGGGGAAGGATGGCGCAACTACAAACCCGGACAGAGCAGGCATCAGCGCGGATATGGAAGCAAGTGGGAGCATCTCCGGCTGCGCATTCTGAAGCGTGATAAAGGCTTGTGCCAAGAATGTTTGAGAAGAGGCGTCATAACAGAAGCAACATGCGTTGACCACATAGTGCCTACAGCGCACGGTGGCCGCGATAGCGACGACAACCTTCAAAGCTTATGCACCCCATGTCATGAGGCAAAGACGGCGCGTGAGCGCCTCTCAGGGCGGTAGGGGGAGGTAAAATCTCTACAACCTTTCATCTTCCGTACTGCCCGCCCCGTCAAATTTTTACGCACCCAAAATAAGGAATTTTTTTCCGGAAGGTTTGACCTATTAATCAGGGGGTTTTATGTCAGCAGTTGTGCGTTCTTCCGGTGCCGGACGTAAACCCAATTTACCCGTCGGCAGGAAGAGCAAATTAACAAGGATTGCGCCACCGTCAGAGCTGATGGGGGATATCGCAATTCGTCTCTGGAAAACGCAGAGCAAGATTTTAATTGAGCGCGGAGTCTTTGAGCTGGAGGACGCGCCGATCCTTTTAGCGTACTGCAATGCGTTTCATTTGATGGTTGAGGCTGAAAACGTTATTGCGAAAGACGGCCTGACAGTATCAAGCGAAATGGGCGGTGAGAAAAAACACCCCGCTGTTAATGTGAGAAACGACTCTGTTTCGCAAATCGCCCGTCTGGGTTCACTCCTTGGGTTAGACCCGCTAAGCCGTATTCGAATGACGAGCGGCAAAAACGACCCGGACGATGAAGGGAACGAATTTGATGAGTTTGATTGATGGCTACATATCCGAACGTCAATGCAGCGAACCAATATGCGCGGGACGTTGTTGGCGGGAAGATTCTGGCTTGTCAGTTAACCATCCTCGCTTGCCAGCGACACCTTGATGACCTGGAGCGCGCTAAAGATCAGCGGTGGCCTTACCGCTTCGACAAAAACAAGGCCGAACGATTTCTCCGGTTCTCGCAAAAAATGCCTCACACCAGTGGTGAGTGGGCGCGTCGGAAACTGCGTATTGAGTTTGAACCGTGGCAAAAGTTCGCGTTAGGTGTGCCATTTGGCTGGGTACGCAAAGACAACGGCTTTCGTCGATTCACTGAAATCTATATCGAGGTTCCTCGAAAGAACGGTAAGTCCGCAATTGCCGCAGCGGTCGGTAATTACATGTTCTGTGCTGATGGTGAGTACGCAGCGGAAGTTTACTGCGGCGCGACAACAGAAAAGCAGGCATGGAAAGTGTTTGCTCCCGCGCTGGCAATGGTAAAAAAACTACCGGCGATGCGGAATAAATTCAGTATCAAGCCTTGGGCAAAAAAGATGACGCGCCCGGACGGTTCAATTTTCGTCCCTGTTATTGGCGACCCCGGCGATGGTGACTCCCCATCATGTGCGATCATTGATGAATATCATGAGCATGATACTGATGCGCTGTACACGACAATGACAACCGGTATGGGCGCACGTGAACAGCCCATGACATTAATCATTACGACTGCCGGTTTTGATATATCGTCCCCATGTTACGAAAAACGGGCGCAGGTTGTTGAAATTCTCAAGCGTATAAGAGAAGGCGGAGAGAATGAGTCCATATTCGGTATTATTTATACGATTGATGATGACGATGACTGGACAAAGCCAGAAGCTTTAATAAAGGCCAATCCTAATTATGGCGTTTCACTAAAAGAAGGGTATTTAAAAAGCAAGCAATTACTTGCTATGTCTACGCCAAGTCAGACAAACAAAATACTTACAAAGCACTTTAATAAGTGGGTGAGTTCTAAAACTGCTTATTACAATCTGCAAAAATGGATGGGTGCGGCAGATAAAAGTCTCAAGCTATCTGACTTCTCTGATGATGAATGCTATTTGGGGATTGACCTTGCATCCAAACTTGACCTTAACGCCGTAGTTCCTGTTTTCCGCCGCGATATTAACGGTGTGAGCCATTATTACTGTGTCAGCCCTATGTTCTGGGTTCCAGAAGATACGGTGTACTCCACAGACCCAGCGTTAAAGAATGTGGCGGAGCGTTATCAATCGTTTGTAAATCAGAACGTGTTGATCCCTACAGACGGTGCTGAGGTAGATTATCGCGTCATTTTTGAGACTATTTTGAAGTTGCGGGAAACCGTGAAAATAGCGACATGTCCGATTGACCCCTATGGCGCAACCAGCCTTTCTCACATGTTGGCTGATGAAGGTTTGGAGCCAATTACAATTACGCAAAACTTCACGAACATGAGTGACCCTATGCGTGAAATCGAGGCTGCATTAGCTTCCGGGCGATTCCATCATGATGGAAATCCGCTGATGACGTGGTGCATTTCAAACGTCGTGGGTAAAAACCCACCTGGCAGTGATGACATTGTTCGACCTATTAAAGAAGGGGATGGCAACAAAATAGATGGTGCTGTTTCTCTGATGATGGGATTAGGACGTGCATTGCTGAATGAGCCGCGTGATTTCCTCTCGACTCTCGATCCGGACGAAGACCTGGTATTCCTATGAAAACACTGATTATCGATGCTATCGGGCTGACTGGCCTCGGCCTGCTGGTGGGCGGGATTTACCTGCAATTTGGCACGGCAACCGCTTTACAGTCTGCCGGAGCTGCTCTGTTGGTATTTGCGCTTATCGCCGCCAGGAGGGGGAAAACGTGATACTTGACGCGCTATTCCGTAATGAACCGCTGGAGAATCCGGCAAACCCGATCACCGCAGAAATGGCCGAAACTGACGGTATTTTCAACTCTGATGTATATGTCAGCCCTGAAACGGCAATGAAGTTGGCGGCGGTTTATTCCTGCATTTATGTGCTGGCCTCAAACGTTGCGCAGATGCCGCTTCACGTTATGCGAAAGGATGGAAATACCGTTACACCCGCTCGCGACCATCCTGTTTTCTATTTGGTTCACGACGAGCCAAACGACTGGCAGACCAGTTACAAATGGCGCGAATTGAAGCAACGCCATGTTTTAGGCTGGGGTAACGGTTATACCCGTGTGCATCGTTCCCGGCGTGGTGAGGTAACTGAGCTGGAAGCCTGTATGCCGTGGGAAACCACGTTGTTAAAAACCGGAGGGCGCTACACATACGGCCTTTACAACGAGGAGGGGAGTTTTGCCGTCAGCCCCGACGACATGATCCACATTCGCGCATTGGGTAATAACCAGAAGATGGGCCTTAGCCCAATTATGCAGCATGCCGAAACGATTGGTATGGGGATGAGCGGGCAGAAGTACACCAGTTCATTTTTCAGTGGCAACGCCAGACCTGCGGGTATCGTTTCGGTTAAGGGTGAGATAAGGGATGAAGGGTGGAAGCGGTTAAAGGCTGTTTGGCAGAAAGCGGCGCAGGCTTTACGAAGCCAGGAAAACAAAACGCTTTTACTCCCTGCTGAATTGGACTATCAGGCGCTTACCGTGTCGCCGGTCGATGCTCAGCTTATCGACATGATGAAGCTGAACCGATCGATGATAGCCGGAATATTCAACGTGCCAGCGCACATGATTAACGACCTCGAAAAAGCCACCTTCAGCAATATCACCTCTCAAGCCATTCAGTTTGTCCGTTACACGATCATGCCGTGGGTGGCTAACTGGGAGCAGGAGCTGAACCGACGCCTGTTTACCCGTGCGGAGCGGACGGCAGGCTTTTATGTGCGGTTTAACCTGGCTGGGTTGATGCGAGGCACACCGCAGGAGCGCGCGCAGTTCTACCACTACGCGATCACCGATGGCTGGATGAGCCGAAATGAGGCTCGAGCTTTCGAGGATATGAACCCGGTTGATGGGTTGGATGAAATGCTGGTCAGTGTTAACGCGGCAAATCCTACGAAATTCAAACTCAACGATGACACCAAAGAGGACAAGACCGATGAGTGACAGAGAAATGCGCTGTTACACCGGCGAGGTGCGCGCTGAACAGCAGGAAGACCAGCCGACGCGGATTATCGGTTATGGCTCTGTGTTCAACATTCGCTCCGAACCACTCTGGGGCTTTCGCGAAATCATTAAGCCTGGCTCATTTGACGACGTGCTGAATGATGATGTTCGCGGGTTGTTTAACCATGACCCCAATTTCATTTTAGGCCGCAGTACATCGGGAACGCTAAAAGTTTCCGTGGATGCACGTGGATTGCACTACGACATCGACGCACCGGACACACAGACCATTCGTGATTTGGTGTTGGCGCCGATGAAACGCGGTGACATTAATCAATCTTCCTTCGCGTTCAAAGTCGCTCGTGATGGCGATCACTGGTACGAGGATGAGGAAGGAGTCGTTATCCGCGAAATCCACAAATTCTCCCGGCTGTATGACGTCAGCCCTGTGACGTACCCGGCCTATCAGGCGGCTGATTCTGCCGTCCGCTCTATGGAAGCATGGCAGGAGGCGCGCAAAAGCGGCGCGATCACCAACGCCGTAAATCAACGAATGGCGCGCGAGCGCCTGCTGACTCTGCTCAACGCGTAAGGAAAAACTATGTCTGCAACTAAATTGCACGAACTGAAGCAAAAACGTAACACCATCGCCACCGACATGCGCGCACTGCATGACAAAATTGGCGAAAACGTCTGGACTGACGAACAACGCACCGAATGGAAAAATGCTCAAAGTGAGCTGCAATCCATCGACGAACGGATCGAACGGGAAGAATCTCTTCGCTCAATGGATCAGTCATTCGTTGAGGGCCGGGAAGAAGAAGAGCGCAAGAAGCAGAAGAAAGGCCCGGATGGCCAAGACCCGGACAAGCGCGCACAAGTATTCGACCGTTGGATGCGCCACGGCCAGGGAGAACTGAGCGCGGAAGAGCGCCAAGTGTTGCGTGAGCTGCGCGCGCAGGGTACATCACCGGACGATAAAGGCGGTTTTACAGTGCCGACCCAATTCCTCAACAGGGTGGTTGAATCCATGAAAGCCTACGGCGGTATCGCCAGTGTGGCTCAAATCCTCAACACGTCTACCGGCCAGGATATCGCCTGGGCTACAGCGGATGGCACCACGGAAGAAGGTGAGCTGTTGGGCGAAAACAAAGAGGCTTCTGAAGAGGACACCGAATTTGGCGGTGCTACTTTGGGGGCTAAAAAGCTGTCGTCCAAAATCATCCGCGTATCAAACGAACTGCTGCAGGACAGCGGTATTGATATGGAAGCCTATCTCGCCAGCCGTATCGCTCAGCGTATCGGCCGCGGTGAAGCGCGTTATCTGGTCAAAGGCACTGGCGCAGGTTCACCGCTGCAACCTAAAGGGCTTGAGGCTTCAGTTACCGGCACGGTAAACGCCGCCGCCGCTGACAAGTTCACCTGGAAAGAGATGAACTCGCTGAAACACAGTATCGATCCGGCGTATCGCAATGGCCCTAAATTCCGCTGGGCGTTCAACGATGCAACATTGAAGCTGGTGGAAGAGATGGAGGATGGCCAGGGGCGTCCGTTGTGGTTGCCGTCCATTATCGGCGGCGCACCGGCGACTGTTCTGCAGGTACCTTACGTTATCGATCAGGCCATCGCCGATGTTGGCGCGGGCAAAAAGTTCATCTTCTGTGGTGACTTTGACCGTTTCATCCTGCGCCGGGTTACTTATATGGTGCTGAAGCGCCTGACAGAGCGTTATGCCGAATTTGACCAGACCGGTTTCCTGGCGTTCCACCGCTTTGACTGCGTTCTGGAAGATACGGCAGCGATCAAGGCGCTGGTCGGCAAACCAGCCGCTGGCGGTTAATCAAAACCCGGAAAAACGTTTACCGCTTCGGCGGTTTTTTTATGCCCGCAATCCGGCGCAGGGTTGCGGGCATGGGGAGGTTTAATGCTTCTGAAACTGGAAGAAATTAAGCAGCAATGTCGCATTGACAGTGACATGGATGATGAAGACGAATTTCTGAAGCTTCTCGGCGCAGCAGTACAAAAACGAACAGAAACCCGGATTAACAGAACCCTCTATGCTGAGTCGGTGCCTGAGTCTGATCCTGATGGGCTGGTGCTGCCCGCCGACATCAAGATGGGAATGTTAATGCTTTGCTCCCATTTTTATGAGAATCGCTCTGCGGTGACGGATTTTGAGCAGACAGAGGTACCGCTCAGTTATCACTGGCTGGTTGATCCTTATCGGTTTATCCCACTATGAAACGTCGATTTGTAGAAAGCAGTGGCACATACAGGATGCCGCAGGCGGGGGAGCTAAGGGAGCGAGTAAAGTTTCGCACTCGGAAGGATGCACCGGTTAGCGATTACGGTGTTGAGCCTGAATATGATCACCTGTTCACGACCTGGGCGAAAATAAACCAGGTCAGCGCTGCGACCTACCATGAAGGTGCGCAGGCCGGTGAGATTGTCACGCATCGGATCATTATTCGATATCGTCCTGCTGGCGTTTCCTCTGATGCGGAAATTACGCATAACGAAACGGTTTACCGCATAAGGCGTATTACGGATATGAACTCAGCGCGGCGCTTCCTGATGTTGGAGTGTGAAGAGCTGGGGGAGGTTACGCATGGCGAAATCAACCACTGGCAATAAGTCGGCCTTTCACGTCGATTTTGAACAGCCGGAAGAACTGGTATTTAACCGCGCTAGGCTCCGCCGCGCCTTTGTAAAAATTGGCCAGGTTCACATGCGCGACGCGCGCCGGTTGGTTGCAAAGCGGCAGCGGTCATCCCCTGGTGAAGCGCCTGGCTTTCGTAGTGGCAAGTTGTCCCGATCAATCGGCTATACGGTTCCTCGGGCATCAAAACGCCGCCCAGGGTTTATGGTGAAAATCGCCCCTAACCAAAAAAACGGACAAGGGAACCGCCCGATTAACGGGGCGTTTTATCCTGCGTTCCTGTTCTATGGTGTGCGCCGTGGTGCCAAGCGTAAGAAAAGACATCACCGGGGGGCGTCAGGCGGCAGCGGTTGGAAAATTGCTCCGCGCCAAAACTTCATGGTGCAGGCGTTGGAGAACCGCAGAGCGTGGACGAGGTATTACCTCAGCCGTGAGTTGAGAAAATCATTACGGCCACAGCGGAGAAAGAAATGAAGCTGACCAAAGTTATCGGTGCTCTTCGTCGGCGGGTGGCCCTGTTTGAAGGGCGTGTTGCTGGCGCGGCAGAGTTTAAAAACCTGCCTGATGTGGGCAAGTTGGCGATGCCTGCGGCCTACGTCATCCCTAATGAAGATACTACTGGCGATCAGAAGTCGCAGACGGATTACTGGCAAGACCTCACAGAAGGATTCTCTGTCGTGGTTGTTCTCAGCAATCTCCGTGATGAACGTGGTCAGGCGGCAGGGTATGACGCCGTGCATGATATCCGGGCGATGTTGTGGCGTGCTTTGCTTGGGTGGAGTCCTGAAAGCGATAAAAACATTATTCAGTACGCGGGTGGCGAGCTGATAGAAATGGACAGGGCGCGGCTTTATTACCGTTATGACTTCACGATCCCTTACGAAATTACAGAGGAAGATACGGCAATTTCCGAAGCCTATCAGGACATGGATGATTTTAAGACCGTCTCATTGGACGTGGATTATCTTGATCCCGGTAAAGGGCCAGATGGCCGTATTGAGCATCACATAGAAATTAACCTTCAAGAGTAAAAAAACATGCATGTGAAACCCGTAAAAGGGCGGTCTGTTCCAGACCCTGCCCGAGGCGACCTATTGCCTGTATCTGGCCGAAATGTGGAGGAAAGCCAGTACTGGTTACGCCGTTTGGCGGTCGGTGATATTGAGCCGGTTACCCAAGGTAAAGAGGTAGCCAAAGCAAACCCAAAAGCAGATGAAGGCGGTGATAATGGTCAGCTTTAACTCTACCCCATCGGATGTTCTCGTCCCGTTGTTTTATGCCGAGATGGACAATAGCGCGGCCAATACGGCACAAACCAAAGGCCCTGCGCTGTTGTTCGGTCATGCCCTTACCGGTTCCAGCATCAAACCAAACACCTTAACGCCTATGTCATCAGGCGACCTTGCCGGATCATTGGCAGGGCGTGGCAGTCAGTTGGCAAGAATGGTTGCGGCGTACCGCAAAGTTGATCCCTTTGGTGAGTTGTGGGCGATTGCAGTACCTGAGCCAGCAGGCTCGGCGGCAAAAGGCTCATTAACGATCACGGGGACGGCAACGGCATCCGGCACAGTTTCTTTGTATATCGGCAGTGTGCAGGTGCAGGCCGCTGTGACAAACGGCGATGACGCGGCAGCGGTGGCAGCGTCGATCACTGCGGCAATCAACGCCAATACGGCGCTGCCGGTTACGGCTGCGGCTACGGCAGGGGTGATTACTATCACTGCTCGCCACAAGGGGCTGTGTGGCAATGATATCCCTCTGGCGCTGAATTATCGTGAATCCGCTGGTGGGGAAACATTACCGGCAGGGATTACCGCAGCGCTGGTGGCAATGGCAAGTGGCACAGGCTCGCCTGATTTGTCTGGTTCAATTGCAGCTATGGGCGATGAGTTGGCTGATTTTATTGGCCTGCCATTCAACGATGCGGCGTCGCTGGCTGCAATGGCTATGGAGATGAACGATAGCTCCGGCCGCTGGAGCTATGCACGCCAGCTTTATGGTCATGTGTATTCGGTTAAGTTCGGTGATCTCAGTTCGCTGGTTACGTTTGGCGGCACGATGAACAACCAGCACATTACCGTGACCGGTCACGAAACAACAAGCCAAACGGCGGCGGATGAACTCACCGCGCTCCATACTGCGCGAAATGCGGTGTTCATCCGCATTGATCCAGCCCGACCAACGCAAACCGGGGAGTTGAACGGCGCATTGCCACCGAAAAGCGGCAAGCGCTTTATCCTGCCAGAACAGCAATCACTGTTGAGTCATGGGATTGCCACGGCTTACACCGAAGGCGGCGTGTTACGCGTCCAGCGCGCAATCACGACCTACCAGAAGAACGCTTACGGGGTGAAGGACAACAGCTACCTGGACAGCGAAACACTGCATACCAGCGCCTATGTTCTGCGCCGCCTGAAGTCGGTTATTACGTCGAAGTACGGGCGTCACAAGTTGGCCAACGACGGCACCCGATTCGGGCCAGGGCAGGCCATCGTTACACCTGCGGTTATTCGCGGTGAGTTGTGCGCGACTTATCGCCAGATGGTGCGGGAAGGCATTGTCGAGAATGCAGAGCTGTTCGAGAAATATTTAATCGTTGAGCGTAACGCCAACGATCCGAACCGCCTGGACGTTCTGTTCCCGCCTGATTATGTCAACCAATTGCGGGTATTCGCGCTGCTTAACCAGTTCCGCCTGCAGTACAACGAGGAGGCCGCGTAATGGGCAAGATCGCAGGTACCACGTATTTCAAAATTGACGGCCAACAGTTGTCTATTACCGGCGGTATCGAAGTACCCATGAACACCAAGGTACGCGATGACGTGGTGGGCCTGGATGGCTCCGTCGATTTCAAAGAAACGCACCGCGCGCCGTACACGAAAGTGACTGCCAAAGTGCCGAAGGGTTTCCCTATCAGCAAAATCGTTGAGGCAACAGCCATGACGATCACATCGGAGCTGGCGAACGGCATGGTTTATGTGCTGGCAAGTGCCTGGCTTCATGGCGAAGCAAACCACAACCCGGAAGAAGGCACCGTCGATCTGGAATTTCACGGTGAAGAAGGATTCTATCAATGAAAGAACTTGTACTTTCCAAACCCATTATGGCGCATAACGAAAAGTTGCATGTGCTGGAGATTCAAGAGCCAGACTTTGATCAAATCGAAGCGTGCGGCATTCCCTTTTCCTATACCGACAAAGGTGAAATGCGGTTGGATACTCGGTCAGCACTGGCGTACATTCCGGTTCTGGCGGGTATTCCGCGATCGTCTGCTCAGCAGATGGCCCCCAAAGATATCCTCATGGCCACGATGACCATCATCAGTTTTTTTACGGACTCGGGAACTCTTCCGAACTCCGAAGGCGACTCTACAATACCGCCCACTTCTGGAAACTGAATCCGCTCGAACTTCGCCGGCTCCCTGTGAGCCGGTTTCTTGAGCTTGAGGAGGAAGCGGTAAGGATTTCAGAGGAGATGAACCGTGGCTGATAGCTTTCAGTTAAAGGCAATCATTACAGCCGTCGATCAGCTTTCTGGCCCACTGAAGGGTATGAGCAAGAACCTGAAGGGATTCCAGAAAGAATTTTCCGGTATCATGGCAACGGCGGCAGCGGTTGGGACGGGTATTGTTACTGCCTTTGCAATCCCTATTAACCAGGCCATAGCGTTTGAATCGGTGATGGCCGACGTTAAGAAAGTGGTTGATTTTGACACGCCGCAGCAGTTTAAGCAGATGTCGGAAGACGTGTTGAACCTATCAACGAGACTACCGATGGCAGCGGAAGGCATCGGGCAGATCGTTGCCGCCGGTGGCCAGGCTGGCATCGCTAAAAACGAGCTGACGTCGTTTGCGGAATCGGCTGTAAAAATGGGCGTTGCGTTTGATCAGAGCGCCGATGAAGCTGGTCAAATGATGGCAACGTGGCGAACAGCCTTTAAGTTGACTCAACCGGCTGTGGTTTCGTTGGCTGATAAAATCAACTATCTGGGGAATACCGGCCCGGCCAGCGCGGCGAAGATTTCTGAGGTGGTGACTCGCATCGGGCCTTTGGGTGAAGTTGCTGGCGTTGCTTCGGGTGAAATCGCTGCGATGGGGGCAACGATTGCCGGTATGGGGGTAGAGTCTGAGATTGCCTCCACGGGGATCAAAAACTTTATGCTTTCTTTGACAGCAGGGAAATCGGCGACATCTTCCCAAAAGAAAGCGCTGAGCTTCCTCAAAATCGATCCCGGCAAACTGGCGCAAGACATGCAGAAGGATGCCAAAGGGGCGATGCTCAAGGTGCTTGAGTCACTATCAAAAGTACCCAAAGCAAAGCAAGCAGCCGTAATGAATTCACTGTTCGGTAAAGAGTCCCTGGCGGCTATTGCCCCATTGCTGACTAACCTTGATCTGCTGCGTTCCAACTTTAATAAAGTTGCTGATGCTCAAATCTATGGCGGTTCGATGCAGAAGGAATACGCCGCTCGTGCAGCGACGACGGCGAACAATATTCAACTGTTTAAAAATAAGATGGCGGCAGTCAGTATCACAATGGGCGATATGTTCTTACCTGCGATCAATAAGGGGTTAGACAAACTTGCACCTTTCATCGAACAGTTCCGCTCATTTGTGAAGAGTAACCCTGAGACCATTAAATCCGTGTTCAAATTTGGTGCGACGTTACTGGGAACAGCTACCGCAGTTGGAGTGGTGACGAAGGCTTTCAAAATGATGGAGGCTGTCATGAAACTTTCAACGCTGGGAAAGGTAGTTTCTTTACTGGTAATCGCCGGTGGCCTGATCGTGAGTAATTGGGATACCGTAGGCCCAATTGTAAAAGCGGTCTGGCATGACATTGATGATGTTGCGAAAGCACTCGGTGGATGGGAAACCGTGTTGAAGGGCGTGGCAGCATTTACCGTTGGTGCCTGGATGGTATCAATGGTTAAAGGCATCGGCGGCGCAAATACTGAGGCAGGGAAGTTATCAAGAAATCTGAGGGGTATTGCGAACATGGGCGTGATTACCGTCACGATTGCTGTCCTGTTCGATATCATGAAACGGTTGGATAATCTTCACCAGGAAGCCGCCAAGCAAAATACCGATGTAGGTAGTCTGCTGACAAATAAAATTAAGCAGGGTGATTCTGAACGTGGATACACCGGATTTATCCCGCGACTGAAAGAACTTCTGAATATTGACGGTAGCCAAAACTCAAAAGTACCGTTAGCCAGCCCTCGACCACAAAGCGGCGAATTGAAGGTTTCATTTGAGAACGCTCCCCCAGGTATGCGAGTTGCCCCGGTTGCCGGATCGTCGCCCGGTGTTTCATATGATGTCGGCTATAGCCCATTCGCTAATCGTTAACCCACCTCGGTGGGTTTTTTTATGCCTGGAGTTTTTATGAGCTGGATAGACAGATTGCAACCGGCCTCTTTCCGGGGCGTTCCGTTTAACGTTGAAGAAGATGAAGGCACATTTGGGCGGCGTGTACAGACCCATGAATACCCAGGTCGAGATAAACCGTACACAGAGGATTTAGGGCGCGCCACCCGCCGTTTCAATGTGTCTGCATACCTGATCGGGGATGACTATTTTGAGCTTCGCGATCGGTTAATTCAGGCAGTTGAAACCCCTGGCCCCGGAACATTAGTACATCCGTTTTATGGTGAGATGGTTGTCTGCATTGATGGTGAAGTAAGGGTTAGCCACAGCAATAGCGCCGGGCGTATGTGCCAGGTCAGCTTTAACGTTGTGGAATCTGGGGAGCTGTCATTCCCTACCTCTGGTGTGGCTACTGGACAAACACTCATTTCATCCTGTTCCGCGCTGGATGACAGCATCGGAGAGGCTTTTTCCGCCTTTGGCATGGACGGTTTGCCAGATTTCCTTCAAGGTGGGGTAATCGAAAGTGCTACGCAAATGTTTGATTATGTGACAAAAACATTCGATATGATCGATGAAGGGATCAGCGCTGCGGCTCGACTTCTGCAGGGGGATTTGTCGGTATTGCTGTCTCCCCCTTCAAGCGGGATGGATTTCGTTAACTCCCTACAACGGATGTGGCGCTCGGGTAAGCGGTTGTCGGGCGATGCGGCTGATCTGGTCACAATGATTACGACGCTCTCCGGTGTCACATTGGGAACCGACCTGGCCCCGCGCGGCGTGTGGAAAACAGACAGTGCGACGACACAAGAGGAAGTCAGGCAGCGGAATTATGTTGCGTCAGCGATCAGGACGACGGCGATCAGTGAGGCTGCATATACCGTGACGACGCTGGCACAGCCTAGGACACCGGAGAACACAACCAGCGCTGATCAGCTAACAGTTGCCCATCCAGCGCTGGGGAATGTTATGGATGTACCTACACAACCTTCAATTGCCGGTTATGACGAACTGACGTTTGTGCGTGAATCGCTGAACGTTGCAATAGAAAAGGAGTTGCAACGGACGACGGACGATCAGTTGTTTCAGCGTTTGATAACAGTCCGTACCAATGTAAATCGGGATATATCCTCTCGCCTCAGCCAGGTAGAAAAAACAGTACAGCGGACACCTATTGCCGTTATTCCTGCGCTTGTTCTGGCCGCTCGTTGGTATGACAACGCTGCTCGGGAGACTGATATTACGCAACGTAATGTTATTAGCCATCCCGGCTTTGTTCCTGCGAAACCGTTGAGGGTTCCAGTCAGATGAATAATTTCGTAACACTGCGCGTTAATGGCCGCGAGTGGGGGGGCTGGACGTCAGTAAAAATCGCGGCAGGTATAGAACGGCTGGCACGGGATTTTAATGTGCAAATTACGCGCCAGTGGCCAGGTGAAACGGGCAGCGTTCCTTTGCAACCACGGGTTAAAAAGGGCGAACTGGTTGAAGTGCTGATTGGTGATGACCTGGTTATCACCGGATGGATTGAAGCGATGCCCGTTCGCTACGATGCTCGATCGGTCAGCTTCGGTATTACAGGTCGAAGCAAAACATGTGATCTGATTGATTGTGTAGCGGCTCCAACTCAATTTAGCGGGCGAACGCTGGCGCAGATCGCTAAGAAGCTTGCTGAGCCTTTTGACGTGGCTGTTTTAGATGAAGGGGCACCCACTTCCCCGTTACAGGGAATACAGGCTGATCATGGTGAAACTGTCAGGGAAGTGCTTGCCAAATTGTTGGCACAGCAACAGGCGCTAGCCTATGACGATCCGAAAGGGCAGCTTGTCATTGGTGCGATAGGCTCAACCCATGCGGTTACTGCATTGGTATTTGGTGAAAACATTCTTCTTTGTGACACCGAACAGAGTATCCGAGATCGTTTCTCTGATTATCAGGTTTCTGGTCAACGGGCTGGCGGCAATGTTGATTTTGGTGAGGCCACCATTTCCGCGATTCGAGCATCAACAAAAGACGAGCAGATTACCCGTTACCGCCCCTATGCAATTCAGCAAACCGGCAATGCGACCGGCGCAACCTGTAAATCGCGATGTGAGTTTGAAGCGCTACAACGCGCCGCTCGCACCGAGGAAACCACTTATACCGTTCAGGGCTGGCGGCAGGGGGATGGCAGTTTGTGGAAACCCAATCAACGCGTAATTGTTTTTGATCCCATCCTGGGTTTCAACAATCGGGAAATGGTGATAGCGGAGGTGACGTATAGCCTCGATGAAAATGGCACAACCAGCGAGATTCGCGTAGGGCCAGAGGACGCGTATCTCCCCGAGCCGAATAAACCAGGCAAAAGGCCGAAGCGCAAGAAGGCCGTGGAGGACGATTTCTAATGAACATGAAAGACCTCCTTTACCGTGGACTGTCGAATCTACTTGCAAGGGCGGTAGTGCGTGGCATCGATACGGCCCAGAAGTGCCAAATGATTGACATCGCTGTTGTTGCCAATGAGCCAAAGAATAGCGTTGAACATCTTGAACCTTATGGTTTCACTTCTGCTGCTCATGCCGGTGCTGAAGCCATAGCAATGTTTGTCGGCGGTGATCGTTCTCATGGCGTGATTCTGACGGTTTCAGATCGGCGATACCGCCTCAAAGGCTTAAAGGATGGTGAAGTGGCGCTTTATTCGGATGAGGGGGACAGCGTCGTACTGCGTCGAGGGAACCGTATAGAAGTGAGCACAGCGCATTTTGTTGTGAACGCGAAACAAAAAGCCACCTTCAACACCCCGCTTCTTGAAGTCCCCAACGGGGAAATAAGCGATAAGACCAGTACTGTGAGCAAAGTGCGTGAACAATATAACGTTCACGATCATAACGATGCTCACGGCGGTAAAACCGGGAAACCCAATCAGGAGATGAACACGTGATCCTAATTGTTAATGGTGTTCCGCGTCAGGCCAATGCTTCGCTCGATAAATTGACCCGAGCGGTTGTGATTTCTCTGTTTACATGGCGACGCGCTGAGCCGGATGACAACGTTGAAAACCCGATGGGATGGTGGGGAGACACCTGGCCGACTGTGCAAAACGATCGCATAGGCTCACGTTTGTATTTGTTGCGACGTACAACGCTGACCAATAGAACGCCAATCAAAGCACGGGAATACGTTTCTCAAGCCCTGCAATGGTTGATCGAAGATGGTGTTGCAGCTCGCGTTGATATCGAGGCGCAGCGAACCGGCATCGAGGTGCTGAGCATTGGGGTGACTATCTGGCAGCGTGATGGCACACGCCATAACATAACTTTTGATGATTTTTGGAGTGCTCTCAATGGCTGACAGTAATTTCAGCAGGCCCACGTTGCCGCAGTTGATAGCGAACATTCGCAGCGATTTACTGACGCGGTTTGAAGATGATGTGCTTTTGCGTCGGCTTGACGCTGAGGTTTATGCGCGGGTTCAAGCGGCGGCGGTACACACTGTTTACGGTTATATCGATTACCTGGCGCGTAACATGTTGCCCGATCTGGCAGATGCTGAATGGCTTGTACGTCATGGAGCTATAAAACGCTGCCCGCGTAAATCTGAAACTCCCGCAAGTGGGTATGTTCGTTGGGAAGAGGTTCCCGATGACGTTGAAATTGCCGCCGGTACAAAAGTGCTACGGGATGATCAGCAATCCTACACCGTGACAACAACGACAAAATCAGGCGGAGGATTGTTGCGTGCTCCGGTTTTGGCCGACGTGGCAGGCGGCGCAGGTAATGCAGATGACGGCGTCATTATCCGGCTTGAGGCTCCCATTACTAATTTGCCTTCCGCTGGTTACGCCGACTCCATATCTGGAGGCGAGGATGTCGAACCGCTGGAGACTTGGCGCGCTCGAATTATGGAGAGATGGTTTTACACGCCTCAGGGGGGGGCAGACCATGATTATGTGATCTGGGCAAAAGAAGTGCCTGGTGTAAGTCGCGCCTGGACGTTTAGGCATTATCGAGGGGTTGGGACAGTTGGTGTTATGTTGGCAACGGGTGATCCTTCCCATCCAGCTCCATCGCCGCAGGTAGTCGAAGCTGCAAGGCAACATATACTCCCGCTCGCTCCTATTGCAGGTTCAAGTCTTTACCCCTTTGCTGCTTCGGAAAAAGTCATTCCTATGACCATTGCTCTTGCCAAGGACGAGCCTGAAATAAGAAAAGCGGTAATAGCGGAAATTAACTCATTTTTTCTCCGAGATGGGGTTCCGTCTGGGACTTTACACCCATCAAGAATTAGTGAGGCGATAAGCATTGCTGCTGGGGAGTATGCGCATCGTCTTGAGTCTCCGACTGAAATCATTGTGTTGGGTGACACTGAGTTACCGGTGCTGGGTGAAATTACGTGGGCAAGCTACTAAGGAGGTGCTATGACATTGGAAGATGACTATACGAACCTTCTTTATAATTTACTTCCTTTAGGCCCCGCATGGGAAGGTGATAACGCATTATTAAAGGGGCTTGCCCCATCTCTTGCATCAGTACATAAGCGCGGTGATGACCTGATGCAGGAGATTAACCCGGCTCAAACAGTGGAGTTAATTGATCGCTATGAGCGGCTATGCGGCCTTCCAGACTCCTGCGCACCACCTGGAACACAAACATTATTGCAGCGCCAGCAGAGGCTGGATGCGAAAATTAACGTTGCTGGTGGCATAAATGAGCAATTCTATCGGAACCAGCTCGATGCGTTAGGATATTCATCAGTAACTATAGAGCAGTTCCAAAATCTTAATGAAAGCCCAAATCCTGAATGGGGTGATAAATGGCGTTATTATTGGCGGGTGACTATTCCAGCGGATTCCAGCATTGCCTGGCAGACATGCACCAGCAGTTGTAATTCGGCAATTAGAACGTGGGGTGACACCGTCGCAGAATGTGTAATTGAAAAGTTAGCGCCATCCCATACTGTTGTAATATTTTCTTATCCTGAGTCAGACGGAGAATAAAATGCATCGCATTGACACGCCTACCGCCCAAATAGATAAATTTGGACAGGGGAAAAATGGCTTTACTAACGGGGATCGTACGACAGGACGTCGTGCAACAGAATTAAACAGCGACATGTGGGATGCCGTGCAGGAAGAAATAGCAAATGCTATTGAGGGCGCGGGTATAGAATTAGATAAAAGCGAACATAATCAGCTTTATTTAGCTATACAGAAGGCAATAAAAGATAAAGGTTTTTTAGAAAAAAATAAGAATCTATCAGACGTAGCAGATAAAGAAGATAGCAGGAAAAATCTCGGACTAGGCACCGCAGCAACGAAAAACGTAGGGACTGCCGACGGTAATGTGATGGCTGTAGGTGCATTTGGTCTCGGCGTTGGGCCACAACATAAAGCGGATGCATTTAGCAATATTGCGCAAATTTATCGCTTGAGCAACACCAGCACTGGCACACCCGGCAACAGCACGTATGGTGTGATTTGCCTCCCATGCTCAGGCGAGCCATCATCAACCTATCTTGCGGCCAGCAATAATGGGGAGTTTCACGTTGGCCGATCGTTCGCCCCATCGGCTGGGATTACCTGGAATCGTGTTTACACCACGGCATTTAAGCCGACTGCACAGGATGTGGGGGCACTGCCGCTGACTGGCGGAACGCTAAGCGGCAATCTTAACGTTGATGGTGTCGACTACATCAATAAACGCCAATATGTTGAATTTAACGATGGCAGTGCGGATCACCGGCAAACGAGCGGGATCCATCTTAAGGGGGCGGGAGACCAGTATGCAGACGTGTTGTTTGATGAGGTTATCGGGCAGTATGCGGCTCTAAGAGTCCACACTCGCAGTGCTGGCAGCGATGGGTGGTATGAATTTCGGCATGATGGAACATTTAATGCCAGCGGAACGGTTGGGGCTGGTGGCGGAAACGGTTCAAAAATGCACCCCGATGGGAATATATGGGGAACAGCTTGGGGCGGATACCTGAAGGATTTTTTAAATAATAAAGTCAACAGGAATGAATTTCAATCCGGGGTAAATGGTAATGGAGCCTGGACCAGGCTTCCGGGAGGGGGGCAATGGTGTAGAAAAAACTTTAGCATACCTGCGAAGCAGGCTTTAACATGGGTATTCCCACTATCATTTCCTGACACACCTGCTGTATTTGTTACAACGATAAACGGCGCCTCTACGGTATGGCTTAATGGTGCTGGAAATGAAAATGCATCTTTTTATAATGACAGCACTAGTCCTGTAAACGTGAACGTCCTGGCTATATGGTGATTTATGACTAAATACTTTATTTCAGTTGATGCGGATGGGTATATAAGTGGTATGTATATCCCAAGAAATGAAGAGGATATGGCGCTACTTGATTCGGATGGTTTTTTTGAGGTTTCTGAAAGTGAATTTAAAAGCATAGGGAGTGGAAGTAAATACATTGGGGGAGCCATCGTAGATGGTGTTCCCAATCCACCAATTTTAAATCCTGAATTAAGAAAATACTTGCATTCTTCAATGATTAGAACGGCAAGTGAAAAAATAAGCTATCTCCAAGATGCGATCGATTTTGGCGTAGCAACGGATGAAGAAATCTATAGTATTGGGAAGTGGCGCAAATATAGGATTGAACTCAACAGAATCGACCCTTCAGACAAGAATATAACAGAATGGCCCATTTCCCCATAAAAAGCAGTTACCACCTAATACAGGTGGTAACGTGGTTTATAGTTTCTTTGAGATTTTTATGAATGGTTTTTCTATGTACTTTAGCGTGTACTTAGAGACGTATGTGGTTATCAAAATTGACAATATTGCCATGAAAGAATTCAAAATATTGTTTGATGACTTCAGGAATAAAAACAGATATATAACAGGGGTGTGCATTAAATAAATTGAAAAAGACCTCTGCCCGAGAATAGAAAGAACCTTGGAGTCTAAGAATTTAAATTCCGGAAGACCCATTAATCCAATTGTTGAGATGGCGAGGGCGATTAGCGGGATTGCAATTATATACTCTGTGATACTTAAATTAATAAATATGACTATTAGAACGATGGCTGCAAAGCCAAATGAGGATATGTAAATTGACAATTTCTTGTGTGACTTTAAGAAGTCTAAATTTGCCACTGTGAACTTGTAGGCCATAATCCCTATAGACATAGAAAAAAGACATCTAACAATCCCACCATTCACAAGAAATGCGTGATGCTGAGGCCCCTCTGGTGGCGCGATATTAAATATAAAGAACAAGATGGCAGAAATAAACACGAACAAAATAGGCATGGCCATAGTTAGGCAACTAACGTATATTAATATGGTTCCAATATACATCTCCACAGAAATCGACCAGCTTGGTTGGTTGCTCGAAAAATCAAAGCCAATACCAATGGCATTCATTAGTAACGAGTCACCAAAAATATTTTGGATCGTGGATTTACCTAACCATTCTGGGTAGGGGGTTCCAATGCTGATAAAAAGACACAATGGCACAAGCAACATTGTGAATAAATGTAATGGATACAGCCTTAACAATCTTTTAAGAAAAAATGATTGAGGACTTAGGGAGCCGTTTTGAATCTCAATAGCATGCGCATGGTAAAGAACCATGCCTGACAAGATAAAAAATACGTCCACTGAGAATGATACGTTTTTAAAAGGGTATAAACCTGAGTCCCAGCCAGTAAAATGTCCGAATGAATGGGATAGCGCGACGATAATGGCAAGTGCTCCTCTTATACCGTCTAACCCTGATAATCGAAAATTTTTATTCACCATGTGCGAGTCCATTCTATTTTATTGTGGCTCCAATAGACGCCATTTTATCAATGATTTTATCAAGCTCCTGCGGAGACAATGAAAGTTGCGCCGCCATAAAAAATAAAATGTGTGGTGACATTGCTCGCGGTTCGGCACCGCCAGTGTATTTTCGCCACTGACTATTGCTAGCGACACCCGCTAGATCGGCCATTTGAGTCCCGGTATATCCGAGCTCTGATTTTAGACATTCCAAATCCTCAGGGGTGGGAGGGGTGTATTCGTTTATCAGTCTCATTTTTCACCTGTGAAAAAGCCCCTTGCGGGGCTTCTCTTAAATAAATTTGATGATGATGGTTGTTACCGTAGCCACCGCACCGATTAAACCGGTTGCTACGGCTACCGGATACCACATCGTTTCCCGGTTAATCTTCGCCGTCTCAGCCATCAGCTTAGCGATTTCGGCGTGGATCTTTTCAAGCTCTGCGGTGGTCATGTCGTTTGTCATCTCTCTCTTCCTTTCGGGGTCGGGCTGCGGCCTTTCCGCTACCTCATGTAGTAAATAATAGCCCCAATGGTGCTACTTGTCAATCGTTAGTCTGAGGTTATTCACCATATGATCCAAATATCAGGAAATTACTATGACCCAGTAGGTCAGCCAGTCGAAAATTTAAGAATAACCATTGCAGCTAAACGAACAACGGCTGATACGTTTCGTGAGCTGCTAGTAAGCCAGGTAACCGGGCCGGATGGTGAATATTCATTTGAGCTTGTACCGGGTTACTACCGTGTCACCGTGCTTTACCCGGAAGCAAACCGGACAACCGTGATAGGAGACATGGAGCTTGAGTCTAACAGCCCGCCAGGCTCACTTAATGATTACGTTCGTTTTGCAGACCCTGTACTTGCTGATCCTACAGTATATGCAGAGATGAAACGTTGGTACGGGATTACGTCAAGTAAGAGTGAAGGTGCATCCGAAGCTGCAAAAATTGCGATAAGGGCTAAGGATATTGCCGTAACTGAAAGTGAATCTGCCAAGGATAGTGCGGGGGAAGCAATCAAAGGGGCTGAGATTGCTAAGGACTCAGCTGAACGCGCCCATAAGAGTTCTACTGATTCAAATGACGCCGCAGAACGTGCAGAAGAATCAGCGCAGATCGCTCTTTCAGTTGCTGATGCGTATACCGATGAAGTTGAAGCGCAAAAGGCGGTCAATGATGGTAAGGAAACCCGCCAGTTTTTCTACGTTCGTTCTCGTTCGACAACTGAATTAGCGCTTGAATATACGGTGTCAAACGGAAGGGTAGTACCTACAGGACGTTATACAATTGCTGGTAATGCAGTAAATGAAGCGCTGAGTGAAATGAAATCTCGGGTAAGTACAGTTCCGAATGCACCAGCAGGTGTAGATGATAATATTGCCGCAGGTGTTGAGTTCGCAGATGGGCATTTTGCGCCACTGATGCTTGATGACGGGCGGCATGCTTTCATCGATGAGAACGGGATGCTGCGAGTTGTTGCTGCTGATTCTGACGTCGTGGTGCGGCCATATATCGAAGCGCAACCCTACACGCTTCCCGATGGCGCAGTGTGCACGAAAATAATTGTCGATCCTTATGAAAATATCATAGAGGCTTGGACAGAGGATGGTGGATATTATTTTGCTACCCCAGACGGCCTAAAGCGTGTCGGTGATTTAAAACCAGCTGCCAAACAGATAAAACAGGCAACCGCCGTAAGCGACCTGGTGATGAACTACGGCGCGACGCGTATCTCCGTTGCTGATGATCTGCGCCCTGTAATGTACATCCTGCCGACCTTCGGCCAGTCGCTTGCAGAGGGTTGGAGCACTTACGCAGATGACGTGTTGATCGCCACTACACAGCTCTATCCTGATAATGCATGGATGTTCAAATCTGAGCGAGGAGCAGGGAAAGAAAACCCGAACCGTGGCCCAACTCCGATTGATGAAATCGTTTCACTAAAAGACACCGTAAATGATAACTGGAAAGAGACGTCGTGCTCATCGTCTGCTTCTCATATTATCAGAGAAGTTGAGAAAATGACGGGTAAGCGGATTCATATTTTACGCTACGTGGCCGCACAGGGGAGTATGGCATACCGAAATCTAACAAAGGGGACTTATGCATGGTCGGTGTTGATCCAAGGATTGATTGACGCTAAACGAATTTGCGAGCGAATGGGATTTAAACCCATTGTGCTGGGGGTTGATGTAAAAGCAGGTGAATCAGATATTGATAAAACTGGTGGGATTTTCGCAGACCTTTACACTCGATTTCTAAAGAATTTTGACCGTAACATTAATTCTGAGGTTAAGCGGATATTTGGCGGTGACCATCCTGCTGTAACTATTTTTGTAGAGCAATGTAGCTGGTGGCCGTTTACAGAATGGGACATTAAAAATGTGCGGCAGGGGCAGCTAAGCGCCGATGGACATGGCAATATTCGATTCACTGGCCCCGGTTATCAATACCCGCACGTGGGCGATATTATTCATATCAACTCGAAAGGGCAAAATCAGCGAGGTGTATCACTAGCACGCGCAGTGGTTTTCGAATGCTTTGGTACAGGTTTTATTCCTGTTAAACCAATGGAGGTCTACTGGTCAGGTGCAAACACTATCGATATTATCTGTTCGTCATCTGTAGAGATTATCAAAGATACATCTGATTTAATTGTTAGTTCTATTGGCCTTGGCCCTGGTGCCGGATTCGGTATACGTGCGCGTGATGATTCAACTATTAGTATCATTAGTGCTACCCCATTTGGTAAAATTGGTATCCGTCTGACCGTGGAAAATCCAACAAATACACGCAGCGTGCAAATTAGTTATGCGCAGCGTCGCACAGGAAATGATAACCAATCCGGCCCGGTTTATGGTGCTCGCGGATTATTCCGTACTAAATCTGGTATCACAAATCTTTATACCGGGGAAATTGAATATCAGTGGTTGCCAGCGTTCATATGGGAGTTAAATTAATGGCTAATGCAATGGTAGTTTTCAAAGCTGATCGCCCTGCAAATAATCCAAACCTGCCGAAGCTTGAGATTAGCGAGCAGGAAATCGCAATATTAAAAATGAATCCATCAGCATGGATTGAAGCAAAAAGCGGGGTTGTTTCAAGTGTTGGTGAAGTTTCTCTCGTTCGCGATAAAACAGGCCGCGCGAATTGGACTCCAGTTGGTGCTATGAAACCACGGGTTATCGCCGCAGGAAAAGGTTTCGCGCTACGGTTCGGCCGTGCCGCGTCCAACTCTGGTGCGTTAATCGCGCAGGGCAGTTATGAGTCACTGCCAGCGGACGGGATTTATTCGCAGTTTATTTTGTACCGTATCCCCTTGCCGAGCACGGAAGGCTACGGCGGTACAGGTGGTAATATTTGCGGGAACTATACAGCTGTTCCTGATTGGCTCCGCGTCCGTTTCGGCAATGACAATTTCCAGACTGATGCGGTCTGGCTCAATCACGGTGGGACAGCCGTTAGTGATCCGAGCAACTATCCAATCAACACGACAATAGCGGGTTTTCGTGATAATCAGTGGCACATTGCCGCGATTGAATCTACTAGCACGTTCCATCGTTGGGAACACGATGGTGCCTTACTTCAGCAGAGCGCGGCTCCTGCTAAGCCGTTCGCAACAGCCGCATCGCGCCAACTTATCATTGGCGGCGCTGGAAACCCGCTAAGCCACGGTTTCCAGGGAGACATTGCCGCGAAAATTATGATCCCTGGCGTACTTTCGGTTGACGCGAAAACTACGCTCTATGCGCGATTCAACGCATTGAAAGCCGAGCTTGTGGGGTGAGCATGATGCCGGGAGGGAACCCGGCTATTTATACAGCGAGGCAAAGTCGAATGCGAGCGCCGCATCAACGGCTTTTCCCTCTGTTTCAAACGGTACCTCTGACACGAGCGGCCAGCGCCCCTTGTGCCATACATATAGCCAGTGCTGCTGCTCCTCGTCTTCGCGTATCGCGAACATCGGAGGGCTATTTTGCTGCGGCTCTGGGTATCTGTCGTTCTCGTTGAGAACGAAAATCTGCCGCCCGGCGAGGGTAATGCTACCCATAGATGTCACTCATCAGCCATTGTTCTGACTCTTCAAACATATCTTCAAGAAGCCGATTTAACTTTTCTCTGTCGCTTTTGTTAGCGTCGCTAATGAGTCCGTTCGTTTGCATCGGCTTTACTTTCACCTCTGCATCAGGGAACACCCGATGTACCCGCCTTGTCAGTTCTGCTTTGATTATCTCTGCCGCGTCAGGCAAACCTTTAACATTACGTTGGTCAAAAATCAGCTCTACGAACATTCGCACCTCCGAATAACTGTATGCATATACAGTAATGTTGTTCGATGAACTCGTGTACGTCAAGCAATAACCGGTTTCGTGAGGTGAATTGAAGAAAATGACGTGTACAAAATTGCGTACCACATGAGATTTTTTAAAATAAAATATCAATAATATCAGCTGATTAAATTAATTGTTTTGTAATCGTGAATGTAAAATGTGGCCGTTGCCTTGCTGCTCAAAATCGCGTCTCTTCAGTGGCGGATACAATATGCCTCTATTGTAACGGCGTGGGGAGCGATGCCAAGCGGCGGTTAGCGAAATGCGCGCAATTACGCACGGCGATAATAATTCAGCCGTTGATGAAAGTAGGGGAGCAGGTGGTCGGGGACCTGTTGTTCTGTTTCCGCCTGAGTGGAGGCGATGCCGTAGCGTTCGTTGTAGATCACGCTGATGGCCAGCAAATCGGTTTCTATTTTCTCGCGTTGCGCCTGCGGTAAGCTATCCAGCTTTCGAGCCATCGTTATCTCCCTGTTAACCTTAGGGCATAATAGGATCGTTAGCGGATATTGTCCCTACCCATTCCGGGGGGCAGTCGACGCCTGAGCGCCGGGTTGCGCGCAAGGCGCCTGGCCGTGGCGGGCGGCGAACTCGCTCTCTGCGTGATGTGCCTGGAAGCGATCCACGCGTTGATAAAGCGAACAGGCGCCGCCGATCACCGCCACCCAAAACAGGGTGCATAGCAGCAAAACCCCCAACCAGATTTTTTGGTTATAGGTCATAAGTCCTCCACGGACGCTAAGAGAAATAACATTGACCGTTAAATTAAATCAGGGGTTACATCAATGGTATTTAAACAGTAGGGATTAATCGTAATCTTGTCCCGACTCTTTTGTTACTAAACCCATGATGGATGTTTCAAAAGATTCCTTAAGATAATATTAAGAAAAGTGTTTAAGGGCGCCGTAATTCTATTTAATAATTGTTTAATTATCCGCAGATACAATCTTCCACATTCAATGCCAATGTGGGTGACAATTATGAAAACGCTGCTGTTGACCGGCGCTACCGGCTTTCTCGGTGGTGCGGTTCTTGAAAAATTATTGATTGAAAATCAGTCTATTAATTATCTTTTACTGGTGCGCGCCGACGATGCGCAGCAAGGGCTGGCCCGTATTCGCGCGAATATGGAAAAATTTAATATCGACGCGAATCTGCTGTCTAAAATTACGATAGAAAATATATTGTTGGGCGACCTTTCCGAGCCGGCCGACTTTTTAACTGACGCACGCATTAACAAAGTCACGCACGTTATTAACTGCGCGGCCGTTGCTTCTTTCGGTAATAACCCGCTCATTTGGAAGGTAAACGTAGAAGGCACACTGGCCTTTGCCGAAAGAATGGCGCAGGTGCCGGGATTAAAACGCTTCCTGCACGTCGGTACCGCCATGTCCTGTTCGCCGGAGCCGGGTTCGCTGGTGTCGGAGAGCGGCGAGTTTGAGGAAGACGCCGAGCACCTGGTGGAATATACGCGTTCCAAATCCACCATCGAACAGCTGATGCGCCAGCGCTGCCCGCACATGCCGCTGACCATCGCCCGTCCGTCGATCGTCGTTGGCCACACTCGCCTGGGCTGCCAGCCTTCCAGCAGCATTTTCTGGGTGTTCGGCATGGCGCTGATGCTGCGCAAGTTCATGTGTTCGCTGCAGGACAATATCGATGTGATCCCGGCGGACTACTGTGCGGATGCGTTGGTGATGCTGATGAACAGCGAAACGCTCGAGAACGACGTTTATCATATCTCCGCCGGTGAGGAGAGCAGCGTCAGCTTTGCCGAAATCGACCGCGCCATGGCGGCGGCGCTGGAAAAGGCGCCGGTGGGCGATGAGTATGCGCAGGTGACGTATGACGCGCTGGTGAAAATGCGCCGTCAGCTGAAAGACATTTTCGGCCCGTGCAACGAGCGGCTGATGCTCAAAGCGATGCGCCTGTACGGATCGTTCGCCATGCTCAACGTGCGTTTCAGCAACGAGAAAATTCTCAAGCTGGGCATGCCGAAACCGCCGCGCTTCACCGACTACATCGCCGGCTGCGTGCAGTCGACCCGCGGGCTGTCCATTCAGCAGCAGATGGTGGTGGACTTCAAATAACCGCCGGGCGCCCTGGGCGCCCGACGCTGTGGTCCGTTACCAGGACGAAGATGACCAGAAGACGCGGCCGAGCACCACCAGTTGCTCTTTGCGCTGCTGATAGCTGAGATGCTCGTCCTGGTACTCTTCCCGGTTGAGGGAGCGGATGATGACGCCGCCGTCCGGCTGCTCGATAAGCACCTTCACCCGCAGCAAATTGCCGTGGCGGATGGCGTAGGTCTTGCCCTCGCGGATGCGCGTGTCGTCGGTGTTGATGCCGACCACGTCGCCGTCCTGCAGGCGCGGTTCCATGCTGGAGCCGGAGATGCGGATAATGCGCGCGGCGTTGACCGCCACCCCCATCTTGTGCAGATAGTAACGGCGAAAGATCAGCGAAAACTCCTCGCGATCGACGATTTCGTAGCAGCCGTCGCCGGCGGAAAAATCGATATCCAGCAGCGGGATCTCCACAAACTCTTCCTTGTCTTGTTCGGTATCTTCCCATACCACCGGTTTCAAGCGGGCGGGTTGGAAGTCCGACTCCGCCGCCACGTTGTCAAACGGGCGCACCAGCTGCTTTTCATGAAACACGTCGAACCAGCCCTTGGGCAAATTCAGCTTGGCCTCGATCCGCCTGGCCAGATTGTCGCCAAGATTGCGGGAGGATTTCTCCCCGATGATTTGGCTCAGCGTCGGCGCGGAAGACTCAACCAGCGTGGCGAATTCATTCTGGTTGACGCCTTGCCGGGCGTAGCGGGCCATCAATTCGCGCAGATTGTTGCGCCTGATTTCTTTAGTTTCCAT